CCATACTTTGATATAGCTCTGTCTGCTAATGTACCTGTACTATCTGTATTTGGTACGCTGTTCTCTAACTTAGATACACCTACAGCAGTAACGTTTGACTTTGACCAGTATGCAGATAGCTACGATAGAAATAGAACCCTATACCTTGTAACATATGATAATAACAGAACTGTACATATTGCACCAGAAGAGCGTACTGTTTATGTACAAAAACTAGGTGGCAGTAACACTGTACACATTGCAGCATAAGGATTAACCATGTCATATAAATGGCCTGACAAAGATAAAGATGAAATGCTTGACTACAGTGTAGACTGGTCACGCTTTTTAGGTGATGATACAGTCTCTTCTGTTACGTGGTATATTGATGATGCAGACGGTGTTAAGACACAAGTAACAAACGCTACTATTGTTCACGGTCTACAGTTTGTCTCTGGTACTAATACAAACACGGTAGCTACTGCACGGTTTAGCCTTGGTACTAATAACGTAAGATATAACGTAACGTGTAGAATTAATACTACTGAAGGTTTGCAGTATGAGCGTTCTATCTTCCTACGTGTTAAGGAGAAGTAAGAGATGGCATACGATTACATTGGATTAGTTAACGATATTAACCGCAGACTTAATGAAGTAGAACTTACTACAGCTAACTTTGCTACAGCCACAGGCTATTATAGCTTTGCTAAAGATGCAGTCAATAGTGCCATTAGACACATCAACCAGGAAGAGTTTGAATGGCCTTGGAACCACAGTGAAGAGGAAGAGGTGCTATCTGTAGGTGTTGCTCGATACAGCTTCCCTTACGATGCTAAGACAATCAATATGAACACGTTCCGCATTAAGCGTGACGCTGCTTTAAATGTTACTACACATAAACTAAAAGTGTTGTCATACGAAGAATACCTTGACAAATATGCAGATTCTGAGTATAACTCTAATACAAGTAACTACTCTACACCTACACACGTAGCACGTACTCCTAGCAGAGAGCTTATACTTTATCCAACACCAGACAAAGCATATGAGCTTGTATATGAGTATTTCCGTAATGGGTTTGACTTAGAGCTACCTAGTGACGTACCTGCTTTACCAGAGTCCTACAAGTATGTTATTGTAGATGGTGCTATGTATTATGTTTATCAATTCCGGGGTGACATGCAAGCAGCACAGTTATCCTTAAATAAGTTTGAGCAAGGCATTAAGCAACTACGCAGCCTACACATTAACCGTACCGACTATATTAGAGATACAAGAGTTTATTACTAATGGCTACCCAATGGAGTACATTCCCTATAGAGTTTAGAGGTGGTTTGATCTCTAACCTATCTCCGTTGCAGCACGGTGCTAATGCCGTTGGCTCTGCTACTATTCTGCAGAACTTTGAGCCAAACAAAGAAGGTGGATACTCCAAGGTAAAAGGCTATGAAAAGTTTAGCGATACAGAGGTAACAGGCTCTGGTCCTATCTTAGCATTAAAGGTTATCTCTTCTGGTCGTATGGTAGTAGCACGTAAGAACGCTACAAACCACACAGAGTACTACGTAGGCACAGGTACAACTTGGACTAGTATGGCTGCTAGTGCAGGTACTAATGGCGGTAAAGCACGTCACGCAGAGTATAACCTAGACGGTGACGATAAAGTAATCTTTGTAGACGGTACTAACTACCCTGCTATTTATAATACGTCTGGTAACACTATGACGTTTATGACTGCAGCGGATAGCACAGATGTTAGTGCAGCAGAGCATATAGCTATATTTAAGAACACAGCATTCTATGCTAAAGGTAATAACATATTCTTTACTGCACCTTTTAGCGTAGACGACTTTAGTGCAGCTAATGGTGCAGGTAGTATTAATGTAGGTCAAGACATAACTGGTTTAACAGTGTTTCGTGATCAGCTTCTTATCTTTACTACTAGCACAATTAAACGCCTTACGGGTAACACCACATCAGACTTCCAAGTGTCCCCTATTACAGATCGTATTGGTTGTGTAAATGGTGATACTATTCAGGAAGTCGGTGGTGATATTATGTATCTTGCACCAGACGGTATTCGCCTACTAAGTGCTACTGACCGTATTGGTGACTTTGGTTTGGATATCGCTTCTGATGCTATAGCTAAAGATGCAGCTACATTCCTGAACACATCATCTAACTTTAGCTCTGTATTGCTACGTGAAAAAGCCCAGTATCGTATCTTTGCTTATGTAGAGTCAGAACAGCAGGGCGTTGCTAAAGGTTTGATTGCTACTAAGTTTGTATCACAAGGTGCTTCTGGTATCTCTTGGGCTACAACAAAAGGTATTAAAGCATTTGTAGCAGACAGCCGTTATGCTGGTGATCAAGAGACTGTAGCGTTTGCTAACTCAGATGGTTATATTTACGAGTTAGACACAGGAAGCGACTTTGATGGTGCAGACATTGAAGCTATATATGAATCTCCTTTTATGCCTATCTCTGACCCACAGGTACGTAAGACATTCTACAAGATGACTTTGTATGCTGAACCTACAGGCAGTATGGAACTAGACATTAACCTTAAATATGACTTTGCTTCAGGCACAAACACAGCAGTAATCCAACCTCAAACGTTCAACATAAGCAGTACAGGTAGTTCTGTATTCCTGTTTGGTGCTTCTAACTCTGTGTTTAATACTTCTACTTTTGGCGGTGAGCTAGATAACGTTTATAACTCTAATATTATTGGTTCAGGTAAAACAGTAGCACTTCGTATTGAAGACAATTCAACAAACCCAACATTCACACTCGACACGGCGTTGTTAGAGTTTAGACAAAACGATAGGCAGTAATATGGCAGGATATACACGTCAGGATACAGCAAACAACATTGCTAACGGTAACGTTATTGATGCAGATGACTTTGATGCGGAGTACAACGCCATTGAATCTGCGTTTAACGCTTCTACAGGTCACACGCATGATGGTACAGCAGGTGAAGGTGCGCCTATTACAAAGGTAGGCCCAAGCCAAGACGTTATTGTGTCTGCTACTAATGTCTTACCAAAGACAACTAACACACTGGATGTAGGCTCTAGTGGTGCACAGTTTAAAGATGGTTTCTTTGACGGTACGCTAAACACAGACATTCTTAGTGTTGATGAGTCTGCTACTATCGGTACTACACTAGGTGTTACAGGTGCTACTACACTAAGCAACACACTAGACGTAGCAGGTGCTACAGGCATTGATGGCGACTTTGACGTAGCTACAAATAAGTTTACCGTAGCTTCTGCCACAGGTAACACAGCAGTCGCAGGTACGTTAGGCGTTACAGGTGCAGCCACTATGTCTAGCACTCTAGCTGTAACAGGTGCTATTACTGCAACAGGTGGTGTGACAGGTAATGTTACAGGTACTCTGACAGGTGATGTAGTCGGTAACGCAAACACAGCTAGTGCATGGGCTAACTCAAGAACTATTGAACTTACTGGTGATGTAACAGGTACTGTATCTGGTGTAGACGGTGGTGGTGATGTCACTATTTCTACTACCGTTGCGGCTAACTCAGTTGCGCTGGGCACAGACACTACAGGTAACTACGTAAATGATGTTACTGCAGGTACTGGTGTTACAGTTACACACACACCTGCTGAAGGTTCAAGCCCTACTGTTGCTATTGGTCAGGCTGTGGGTACTACGGATAGTGTTACTTTCAACACAGTGACAGCAAACTTGACAGGTAATGTCACAGGTAATGTCACAGGTAACGTTACCTCTACAGGTGCTAATACTATGGCAAGCCTTACTACAACAGGTGATGTTGTCGTAGGCGGCGATCTTACTGTATCAGGTACAACAACTACAGTTAACACAGAGACAATTAACTTAGCGGATAACCAGATTGTACTTAACAGTAATGAAGCAGGTACTCCTACACAAAACGGTGGTATTGAGATTGAGCGTGGTACATCTGCTAATAAAACACTTGTATGGAATGAAACTACAGATAAGTGGACTGTAGGCAGTGAGACATTTGTAGCAGCTACTTTCGAGGGTAACTTAACAGGTGACGTAACAGGCAATGCTGATACAGCTACCACACTAGCTACAGCACGTACTATTTCACTTACAGGTGATGTGTCAGGGTCTACGTCTTTTGATGGTAGCGGCAACGTAAGCATCACAGCTACTGTAGCAGATGATAGCCATAACCATACTATCTCAAACATTGATGGCTTACAGACAGAGATTGACACTAAAGCAGAACTAGCAGGTTCAGCTTCTCAGGCATTCTCTGCAAGCACACTTAATGCAACTACTGTTGATCTAGGCGACTGGACTATTACACAAAGCGGTACAGAATTACACTTTAGCTATAATGGTTCTGTACAGTTTAAGATGACAAGCACAGGTACATTCCAAGCTAACGATGACGTAGCAGCAGAGGCGTTCTAATGGCCCTACAGAGTTCTGGTAAGATAACACTCAAAGAGATTGCTACGGAGTTTGAAGATACTGCTCCACACTCACTAAAAGAGTTTTACGGCGTTGCTTCAGAAATACCAGCAAGCGGCACAATTACCATTAAAGATTTTTATGGCGCATCCAATGCGTACAGCTTCACGATGGCAAGCGGCGACATTCAGGAGGCCGACATTCGCGCTCTTGCGGTTGCGGATGGATGGGATGAGGATGTACCACTTATTGTAACAATTAACTCTGGCACGACACTGTATTCGCGTAGCACGTCCACAGGTGGCGCAATTGTTTCTGGTAGCTTTCCTAATGGTGTTACAATTCTAAACAGCGGTGCGATTACGGGAATGGGTGGATCGGCTGGCCAAAATGGCGGCCCAGCTTTGCAGATTACAACGTCTAATAGTGTTACAGTTACCAACAACTCTGGAGCATTTATTGCTGGCGGTGGCGGTGGAGGGGCGGCATCTCAAGGCGGCGGTGGCGCAGGTCAATCTTTGCCCGGTGTATCTACTGCAAGTGTAGGCGGCCCTTATAGTTTTAGTGTGGGTTTGTCTGGTACGCTAGCCGTATTCGGCTGCTCAGAAGGTGGTAACTGTATTGTTTATGGTTCTTGTACTGCAAGCGGTTCAGGTAATAGAGGCTACGGTGCAGATCAAGGTGCGTATGCGGGGTCAGGTTCAACATCTGTAGGTTGCTGTTCTGCATCTGGCACAGGCTCTAGTGGAACTGGCTGTACATGTTCATACACAAATACATTGTGTGGTTCTGGTTCACCAAACACAGGCGGTACTGGTGGTTCTGTTCTTAGTGCTACAAGCAACGTCACTATTAGTGGTGGTGGCTGGGGTCTAGCAGGAACAGGCACAGGAGCAGGAGCTGGCGGTGCAGCTATTACAGGCACATATGCTACACTAACAAATAATGGCACAATTTACGGATCAACATAATGAGCGCAGAAGACACATTAAATGTTCAATGCTGGCAAGAGATTGATGGTGAGAGAGTAGAGATACCCTGCCCCGATAATGTGCTAGATGAAAGTACTTTCGGTATACTAGCATCGTCTGAAAAAGCCTCACAGAGAATGGGTATTTGTAAAGCATGTCCTTCCTATAAGTCTATGTTGTTTATGTGCAGCGAGTGCGGTTGTGTAATGCCAGCTAAAACAAAGCTAGATAACTCTTCTTGTCCTTTAGGTAAATGGTAAAGCTATGTCTATTAACTTGACACCAGAAGAGCTAGAAGCTATGCTTGACCGTGCAGCTAGGCGTGGTGCTAAAGAGGCACTAAAGTCGCTAGGCTTGCAAGATGATGACGCACGTAAAGACTTACATGAGATGCGTACTCTACTCGAAGCATACCGCGATACAAAGAAAAGCATTTGGTCAACAGTAGTAAGAATATCAACAGTAGCATTGCTATCATTTATAGCTGCATCTGTGTGGATGCAAATAGGGAATAAATAATTATGGCTAAAAGATTTGCAGGGTTCACCCCAGAACAGATGGGTAAGATTGTACCTGAGATGCAAGGTATGCAAGCGGATGAACAAAAGAAGTTCTTAGCTGCTAATCCTGCTGCTGCTGCACGTGTAGGTAAGATGTTTGAGACAGCACAGAAACGTATTGGTATGGCATACGGCGGTTACATCAAAGGTTATGCCGAAGGTGGTGATACTGACGAGGAAGTAACAACTGATCCTGTAGATAACCCGGAAGGTAAGGCAGGTCAAGCTGTTGCCTCTCTTACTACAACAATGCTTGAAGACCCTAGTAAGCTTGCCTCGAAAGCAGATGTTGCAACTATTAGCGAAGAAGATAAAACAGCAGGTGAGATAGCTGCAGGAACAGGACAAGTAGGGGATGCTACTGAGGCTGCTACCACTACGGCACAACCCTCTGCTACAGTAGAAGAAGTACAAGCACCTGCAGTTACTACGTATGACCCTCTACCTGCCTCTGCGGGTGTAGAAGACATCATGAAGCGCTTAGAGGCTGCTACAGGTAAGCCCAGCGCAGAAGCTATTGTAGATGCACAGTCTATGGACCCTCAAAAGCTCTCACAGCTAGGTCTAAGTGCTGCACAGATACAACAAGCTCAACAGGTACAAGCAGCCCCTGATCGTAAGGTAGAAGCAGGTGAGATGATCTCTGGTCCTACTGTAGACATGGGACGTGTAAAAGCAGAAACTAACTTTGCTGCAGCTACAGGCACACCTTCATCTGAGGCTACTGTACAAGGCCAACTTACAGGCTTGATGGAAGACTTTGAAGGTACTACTCCACCAGCTTGGGCTGCGGGTGCTATGCGTAATGCGGCTGCACAGATGGCTGCGCGTGGGCTGTCTAGTTCTTCTATGGCAGGACAGGCTATTATTCAAGCTGCTATGGAGTCAGCTATACCTATCGCACAGGCTGATGCTCAAGCGTTCCAGCGCTTTGAGATGCAAAACCTGAGTAATCGTCAGCAAGCTGCAGTGTTTGCTGCTGAGCAACGCGCGAAGTTCTTGGGCTTAGAGTTTGACCAGGCTTTCCAGACACGTGTTTCTAACGCAGCTAAGATTAGCGATATTGCTAATATGAACTTTACTGCAGATCAACAGGTAGCTCTAGAGAACGCTAGACTAGCACAGTCTGTAGATTTAGCTAACTTGAATGCAGCTAACGCTAAAGTCTTAGCTGATGCAGCGGCTATGTCTCAAATGGATATGGCTAACTTAAATAACCGTCAGCAAGCAGCAGTACAAAATGCTAAATCTTTCTTGCAGATGGAAATGCAGAACTTGTCAAACACACAACAAACTGCTATGTTTAAGGCGCAACAAAACAGCAATGCACTACTTACAGATATAGCAGCCGAAAACGCAGCAGCACAGTTTAACGCATCTAGTGAAAACCAGACTAATCAGTTCTTTGCAGATTTGAATACACGTATTAACACCTTTAATTCAGATCAAGCTAACCAAATGGAACGCTTTAACGCTGGTGAGGCAAACGCCTTAGCACAATTCAATGCTACACAAGCTAACTTGCGAGATCAGTTTAACGCTACTAACGCTCTTGTAATTGCACAAGCTAACGCTGCATGGGCGCAGAAGATCACTACAACTGAGAATGCAGCTCAGAATGAAGCTAATCGTATGTTAGCACAAACTGAGAATCAGATGACTGCACTAGCCTATAACTCTATTATTCAGCAATACCGTGATCGTATTAGCTATGCATGGCAGACAGCAAACAATGACGCAGATCGTGCTACAAGTATTGCAACTTCTAAAATCTCTGCAGACGCAAGTAAATACGCTTCAGATGCTACTATTGCTGCCGCAAACACTAAAGCGGCATCAGATAAGTCTTCTTCTTTCTGGAATAGTGTTGGTACTTTTGCCGCTGCAGTCGTTAGCTAAGGAAAATATTATGGCTCTTTTTGATATTAATAAATACATTGAAGAACAGGGTAGCGAAGAGCCTGTTAGCTCTATCATGCGTCCTAACACACAGGCAGAAGAACCTGACACTATGATGGACTTCTATAAGAGGTTTTCTAAGGGTATTTACGATGCTTTCCCAGACAAAGAAAAGTTTAAAGAGACTTTCGTTAAACAACGTAAGACTGGTATAAACTGGGACGAAGTACGTCGCTATACACGTGAAGCGGATATGCAAGACGCTATTCAGTCTAGCATCGAGCAAGCTTTAGGTATTATACCACAGCAACAAGAAGAAGAGCCTGAGCAGCCACAAGGTCTTACACTTGTAGACGTGACTGACACAGATGAAGGTAGACTGTCTAATGAGGCTCCTCTACAAGAGCTTATGTCAGACATTACTGAAGAGAAGATCACAAGAGAAGAACTTCCCCCTGCTGCAGAAGACGCACCTGTCGCGGCAGTAGAGGCTGCAGATGATACAACTAATCAGAGTGTGTCTGAGAGTGAATCACAGGGTTTGATGTCTAGAGGGCCAAGAACTAGAGGCAAAGCAGGTGACCCTAATAAGGCACAGAAAAGCATAGAGGGTGGTGAGGTTTTTAACGCTAGAGACACACAGCGTATGCTTAATGAACTAGGTGACACTCGTGTGGCTGTAGACGGTGCATTTGGTCCAAACTCTAGGAAAGCATTAGGTAAGTATCAAGCCTCTATAGGACTACCTGCAACAGGTATTATGGATAGAGCTACTCTAGAGGCTATGAGAACTGGAACTGAAGCAGGTGATATTGAAGGTATGGATTTCCAGCAGGATACGGTGCAAGGTCGGGCATTAGCTGCTGTAGAGGAGTTAACCTTTAATCCCTACATTTTAAATAGACAAGCTCGTTTACGTAATAGTCAAGGCGAACGTACCGTAAGACATAATTCAGGCTTAACTATAGGTACAGGGTTTGACCTAGGTTCAAAAAGTAAACAATCCCTACTAGATATGGGTGTCTCTGAAGAGCTTGCTACAAAACTAGATAAAAGTGGTTGGTTAGGTGTACGCCCTTCTAATATAGTTGAGGGTGAACAGGACTACTTTAGAACTGCAGGTCATGCTGCCATGGTACGTAAGTACGAAGAGCAAGCAAACAACGGCACTTTACTAACGTTATCACCTGAAGAGATAGATGAACTTGTACAAGCTGAATATGATTACCATGAAGGTGAACTAGAGAAAGCGTATGAAGATTCAGGCTACGGTAGTTGGGACGATGTTAGTCAAAACGCTAAAATAGCACTTACTGTTGAACGTTATCACAAAGGTAATCTAGGAAGTAACTGGAGAACATACTTTGAACGTGCTAGAGACGACGATGTAAGAGGTATTACAGATTTATACCTATACAGAGACAGAAGACAAAACCCAGTACTAAGGGCTTTAGGGGTTATCTAATGTTAGGACTACCACTAGAACTCGTAACTATGCTAGGCTCCACTGTATTAGGTGGGGTCATGAGCATTTGGGGCCAGAGTATAAAAGCCCGTCAAGCTGAGCAGAAGATGCTTATGGAACGTGCTAACTTCAACGCTAAGCAAGCAGTGCTAGCGCGTGAGGCAGGTAAGAACGATAAACACTTTGCTTGGACACGAAGACTTATTGCACTCTCCGCTGTGTTCAGTATAATTGTGCTACCAAAGTTAGTCGCTGTGTTCTACCCTGAAGTAGGCGTATATGTAGGCTACACTGAAATTCAGACAGGGTTCTTTGACTTCATGTTTGGTCCAGGTGAAGAAGTCGTTAAGTGGAAGTACGCAACAGGATTTGTAATAACACCATTAGATACACACATTGTGTCAGCTATCGTAGGCTTATACTTTGGTGCAGGTTTTGCTAAGTAGGAATTACCATGAAAGAAGTTAATCTTTTTGAAGGACCAATACCCGGTCAATCACTAACAGACACACCTAAGAACGGCCCTTGGGAAAGCCCTCCTGAGATAAACGACTTAGAGGGTGCTGTAAAGTATTACATTGAGCGTATTAGTAAGCCTGAAGTACTAGACGACTTAGCTTTGTTGTTTGAACAAGGCGGTACTATTGATGACGTAACAGAAGTAATGACCACTATGGGAACCATGAAGGGTATCCACAGTGTAGACATTCAGATGTTAGCTGCTCCTATGATTGGTTCGTATATCAAAGCTGCTATGACCTACTACGATATTGATGCTCCTGAAGACCTTATGGCTACTACGGATATTCCTACAGAGCGTGAGAAGATGCGCATGAAGCAGGTCTTTGAAGATGCTATCGTTAAGAGTAAACAACAAGGTGCTGACGAAGGTACAGAGTTACTTGAAGAGATGTCAGATACAGCAGAAGATATGGCACAAGAAGAAGCACCTATGGAAGAGCCTACGGCACCTTCACAAGGTTTGATGTCTAAGGAGATGATGTAATGGCTGGAATGGACGTACAAGCCTTTCTGACAGGTTTTCTAGGTGAGTCTGCTCGTCAGATTACTAAGCGTAAAGAAAAAGCTGAAGAAGAGATTGATTACTTCAAGCGTAATCGTGATCAGTTTATTCAAGCTGCAGAGCAACGCAAACAGTTACGTGCTAATGCAGGTACTCTAGCTAACCGTCTAAAGGACTACAACGTAAGTGATGAGATGCTAGCGGCTGCTGCTGCAGAAGGTCCAACAGGTTTGACTGACCTGCACCGCACTCTTCAGGATGCTTCACGTAAGCACGGTTTAGACTTCGTTAAAGATAACATTGGTCTATACATAGATGCATCTGTAGATAAAGCTGCGCTGGGTGAGGACTTTGATATCAACACTATCCTAGACCAAGCTTATGGTATTGGTGCTTATGAGTCTGGCGACTACAAGCCTACGCAAGAGTATGGATTCTTTGGTAAGCTATTCGGTAAGAACGCTATGGATAATGCTTACGCAGAGCTAGACAAAGAGCCTGTGTGGGATGGTATGTCTCTGTATGACCTACGCCAGTTTGCTCAGAACAAAGCGTATGCTGATGTAGGTGGTGACTCATATATCCAATACAAGTCGCCTCTCGTGTTTAGTGCAGATGATGTAAGTAGTGAACTTCTAGAGATTAACCGTATTAAGAATACTGTAGAAGAGCAAGAAGACTATGTTGCTGCCGAAGCTACAATCAAACAGGCTCAAAAGGATATCCAGAAGTATAAAAATGCAGATGGTACACCTAAGCAAGGTTTTGAGCAACAGCTTCAAGATGCTGAGAACTCTTTAGAAACAGCACTCGCTACTAAAGATCGTCTACTTAGCCAATTCCTAGACCCATACTTACAAGGTAGAATGGAT